TGTCAATCTTTAATCTGGATCGCTGCACATCTTCCAACGAGTCGTCGGCATCGGCAATCTCAATGATCTCGCCAGCCATGAACTCGGTACGCATCTCTTGCGCTTCGGTGAACAACTGGTTTCTCTCAGGGTTCTTTTTGATCCACCGATAAAAGTCGTTGTAGTCGATGTCGCGCTGGTCATCGCGCAGTATCTGCGACAGGCTGTTGCCGTGTGCAATAGAGTCAATGACCCGCATGAAGATAAATTCATACTGGGCCAATGCGAGTGCCTTCACCTCCGGGGGTGACTTAGCAAGGGTACGTGGCGCAGGTTCTAACCAGTCGGGTATCTCAACAGCGGACTCGACGAGTGCGTCATCTGTGCCTACGGATTTAGATTGTCTTGATTCCATAGTGGTACGGATACTAGCACACACTTGAGAAACTTTGCAACACTGGTAAAAAGTGTCCATTGGCTACTTGAATAATTTAGAAAAAAAATAAAATTGTTTCCGGGGTCACCGTTACCGTGGCCCTGTCGCCGTCGGCCCCACCCGCCCCCCTGACTCCGGCGCGGCCTTGGCACACGGTAACGCGGCGCATGGATCACGGGCAGAATCGGCGCATAAACCACGCTGCAAAGTTATCCACAGGTTATCCCAAAGCCTGTGGATAACCTGTGTACAAATACCCCTGTCACACTTGGAAACCCTAAAAGCGCACCATATTGGTGCATTGATTAGCCATTGGATATGGAATAAGGGTAAAAAGAGGCTATTGTTTACCCAGTGGCTACGGAATAAGGGCTATTGTTCACCCAGTGGCTACGGAATAAGGGGTTTTTCCCGATGTGCGACACTTGTGACATCGCGCAGGCGAGGGGGAAGATAGAGCATTTTTATAATTGCACTGATTTTTAGGAATTCCCAAAACTCTCTACCTTCCACAAGTCACAACTGACACACTTGATCGGGTAAAATGCCCATTGTTCACCCATTGGAATAAACTATTGATACCGTGACATGATAGAAACAATTATTCGCCATTGGCTTGACAATACGCAAAATGCCCGTATAATTCTACTCATGGCAACGTCGCCATGTAACGTTAGGACAATTCACCATGACATTTGACACTATCGCAAAGGTTAAGTTTTCCCACTATTTCTACATTAAGGCGGCATTGATGGCCGTGGGTTGCATCGGCGGCGCAATCCTTGGTGAGCCTAACAATGCTTTTATATTCGCTGGCGTGGTTAGCTTTGCCGCTGCTGCCTTGCTTACCTATTTGGGCGAGTGAGTAAACCATGAGCAACAAACACCGCCTTCACTATATTGACATGCGCCCCGCGCCATTGAAGCGCAAACCGTCACCCCTCGCTATTTGGTTGGGGGCAGCGTTAACCGTTGCCGCGCTCTACCTTTTAACCATCGTTCTATTTTCTTTTTAAGGGGTTTATGAGTAGCCATTGGCGCAAACTATCGACACCCCCAAACGTGATAGATTTAATTGTTGCCCAATGGCTCACTGATCCCCGATAATTCAATTGCTGCAATTTTGCAGCGTAACTGTAAGGACAATTTACCATGACTATCCAACTCACACCCCGCGCCGCGTCACTGCTACCTAAATGGGCAGTGATTGACAATGTACCCGAGGGGATTAAAACACTCGCAATGTATGCAGCCAAACGCCCCGGCCTTGACTACCGCGACTACTGCCGGGGATATGGCGACACTGAAGGCCGCGCCGCGTATTTCCGCGAAGCCCGCGCAATATCGGATCAACTGGCAGACGTGCGCGAAGCACTAGCCGCAGCCTACGCGCAGGGCGTGACCGATGCCGATCTAATCGAGTGCAGCCGGGGCGAACGCCTGACAATCGCCGCTGATCTATCAATTGACTATACCGTGGGGCAGTATTGGCCGACTGAGTACCGCGCAGCCGTGGCACGTTTGGCCGCCTATGCCGCCCGTGTAGCCAAGAACCGCACCCGCGCAGCCTTGGGAGTGGCAGCATGACCATTTATATTTTGACCGAAGAAATGGAGATCGTGGCGGCATTTACTACCCGCGCCGCCGCGTTGACGTGCGCGCAGGAAAACGAACTCCGCAATTTTCACATTCAAGAATGCACAGTAAGAACTTAAACCCATTGGAGCAAAATTATGTTTTACCTATACAACCACAACGGCACATTCTTGGGAGCGTTTGACACCGAACGCGCCGCCATAAACGAGGCGCGGTATTACACCGAACAAACCGGGAACGCAACCTACATGGAGCAGAAACAATGAGCGCAGACCTTACCAAAGCCGAGCGCGTCGCGCTTTCCTTATTCCTGACCGAGTACCCCGACAACTGGACGTTTGGGGAAATACTGAAAGCACTCGATCCGGACAACCTAAGCAATGACTGGGAGCAAATTACCGTGTGGCAGCCATTGGAGAACGATCACGCCGCCGCAGCGATGGCGATCCAAGACACCCGCGACACATTAACCCGCATTTACGGAGAATGACCATGCTATTAAATACCTTAACACTCGCCGAACGTGAGCGCCTAGCCTATGCCGAGGGGTTTACGACCACCGCCGCCCTACTCGCTAGGGCTTCAGATGATACCATCGACCTAGAAGCCGCGCTTGATGCCGCCGTGGATGCGGAAATGGATTGGGAGAAGCTGGAAAAGGATCAAGAACGGCGCATTGATATGCTAGACGACGACCTTGCCCGAATGCAGGACAAACTCGACGAAATGACCGCACTGGTGGAGCAAGCCGCCGACTATCTGAAAGCCGGGGACGTTGACCGCGCAGGCTGCACCCTATCGGAAGCCCTTAAATGACCGCAGTTTTAGCCGCCCTACTGGTAGCCCTGCTGCTGCTAGTTTTTGACCTATAACCCAGTAACCCAACCGAACCCCTCACCATGACTAAAAAACCCGACAAAACCGCCCCCAGTGACCGCCTGAAGGCCATCGCTGAACGCCTTGGCCTAGACGATACCCGACTAGCCGAGTATCTAGGCGTGAGCGTGTCCACCCTTAGACACTGGACGATCGGCACACGCGCCCCCGGCGCAGCCGTTGACCGCCTGCTGGACGTGCTGGGCACAATGGAAGCCCTCGCGCCTAGCCTGCACGCCCAACTACTGCCAAGCCCTGCACCCAAGCGGGGCAGGCCACCGACTAAACCCGTACCCGAGCATAAAGAGGCCGAACTATGACGCGAGAAGAAGAACAGAAGCTAACCGAGCAGATAGACCGCCTGATCGACCTACGCCGTGACCTAGAGCGCGAGCGCAAACAGATACTGGAGCAGAACGACTATTTCCGAATGACTGGACAACTTAAAGAGGTGAACCATGACAACAGAGTTTAAGGACGACATACTAGCCGATGAGCAAAGCCCCACCGTCTTCGAGATGATGTGGGACAGTGCCATGACGTTTTTTAAGTGCGTGGGCATATTTGCCGTGATCTGCTTTGCCTTGGGCTATTTCAGCACCAAGCAGGCGCAGGCCAAGCAGTGCGAACCCAGTAAAACCGTATTAGCGAGGAGCATATTCAAATGATCGACAAACCAGCATTTCCGATACAAAGTTATACCTGCGCTGAAAAAGGCTTGACCATACGCGACTATTTCGCAGCCGAGTCGATAACGTGGTTCTTGACCGCGTTGGAGAATGAGGGCATGGTGGATGAACCCGATCTACTTTGCCAGTTTGCAGCCGAGAGCGCATATCGAATGGCTGACGCAATGATGAAAGCGAGGGAAGCATGAACCACTTAAAGAACGTATGGGAATGGCTAATAAACCACTGGGTCATGCCGACCCCCGCCGAACTTATCGCCGAGGAACTGATACAAGCGCAGCGCACCAAGTTGCGCCACCAGTCGAGCATGGAATACCACACCGCCCTTGTCTCGTACAACGTGGCAAGGATTAAACGCCTTGAATCCCTGACCGCAAAGCAGGAGGTGGTGGAATGACAGGCTACCAAAGCAAAAAGGCTATGGCAAACGAATCACCGTCCCCGCCTTGGCCTTTCCCACCGCCTACTGGGGCACTTCCGTGGACTAAGCAAGAGGAACGGGACTACCAGCAGCAGAAACGGGATCAGTGGCCTAATAGCCCGTTTTAATCCAACAACTCAGCCCCGTGTACTCGGGGCTTTTCTTTTTTGGACAATCGGTAAATGTCATCAAGCTGCCGCTGCTTGGCGCGAATGACCTCGGCGCGGTGATCCTTAAACTGCACAGCCAGTGCGGGGTTTATGACCCACTGGGCGAAGTGCTGATTCTCTCGGCTGGCATCGTCTAGGCGCATGACCCAGCGACCTTGCTCCAGTGGATACATCGCCCCATAAATCATCTGATCCTGCTGCCATACGTTTGTTTTCTCGATCTGCCTACGTGCTGACCGTTTGATCTCAGCCATCGTAATCATGGGTTCGTCGGCGTGTTGGATGATGTAGTCGCGCAGCCATGTGTCAAAGTTAGCCGACCCCGACAACTCGGACAAGGCGTAACGGTAGGCCGGGATGATGTAGGTCTGCACAATGTGAATCACACGGGCAGCGAGATCGCCGGACACGGTGAACGAGAAGGGCGACTCCATAAGATGAAACATAAGCATAAGGCGACCAGCTAACCCCTCGACCTTACCGAAGGCCGTCATAAAAGTATCGTCGGACTGGAGAAGCCTCTCATCGTTGCGCTTTGTGTCGTACCAGTCTTGAAACTCTTGGAACACTGCCTTGGCCTCGGGGCTTAACTGGTAGGTCATTGCAGGCAGGGCGAACACGATCCGCAGGGTTTGCTCCCACTGCTGCTTGTTGAGCAGGTAATCGGGTATCTCGACGGGCTTGCGTGTCAAGTCACCGTTTAGGATGCACGGGATAAACCGCTGCACCAGTCCATCGGCTGATAGATTGTGCAGGTTATCGCGGAACACGCGGGGCTGGATGTTGCCATAAATTGACACCGCGAGATTCTCGGCATAGATCGACCCGCTGCCTACGCGATCCATCTCATACGGGGACGACTCGTAAGCCTTGACCCATGCGCTACGGTCTTCACCGCTGGCCTTGTCTGTTAGCTTGCGAACCCAACTATTCATCTCATCCAAGGCGCACAGCAGGCCACGGGGACGGTCTGCTGCCAAGCGCACTAGCTTCTGACTGGTAACGTCATCAACTGTGATCCGCAGGGGTACGGGCTGGGGCGGTAGATTGTGAACCACTGGCGCATCGTCGCCACTGAGCATGGCTTCGGGCTTGGCTGAGAAGTCCAAGAATGCCTTTTTACTTGAGGCATACATCGCCTCTTGGCCTTCCCATGCTAACAACTCTTTGCCAAAGCGGGGACGGTCTTCGGTTTCAAATATCTTGAGGGGCGCAAGCATAGGCGCAGAACCGGGCGTTTTCTTGTCTGCTGGCGCACCTATCGTCATCAACCACAGCACGGGTGGCACTTTGAAGTCTTTGATTAACTCAAGCCGGGTACGCGCATCGACGACACCACACACGGCAGCAAGCCCAGCGAACAGCGGGACTAAGGGATCGCAGCCAACGGTCTGACCGATCTCATCTGCACGACGGGACAACACTTTAGGCCACACTGAAATGTCCATTGCTGGGGGCCGAGGCCGTAGGTCAACCAGCACCGACTTTGGGTCTGTCGGGGACTCCACTGCTGCAAACATAGATGCCACATCGGGTGTGGGGCGTGTCCATCCTGCCTTGCGTGCTATGTTAAACAGCGTACCTAATCGAATGACTTGCGTCTTGGTGGTGGTGAAGCTAGCCCACTGCGTCAGAATCTCACGTTCACCGGGGTACTTAGCCGAAGGCGTTGACCACTCATTCCAAAGACTTAACGCTTGGTCAAGCTGGTTTGTTTGTGTGCCTGCCCAGTGCAGTGCCATGCCTGTATTGATCCAGTCGTCACGGGGGCAGTCGGGGTTAATAAATTCTAAGGCCGTGCGTATCTCATCCCATGATGCGTTAACCCCTTCGCCAGTAGACAAGGTGCGTACCTTGTCAATGTCAAGCATGGACTGCCAAAGGTCAAGCAGTGCTTGCGGGATCGTGGGTAAGCGCATCCAGTGACCCCTACCCGCCCAACGATAAGGCTGGCGTGTGTCGGGGTGAATGCTTGGTGGCAGCACATCCTGCACCGTGAGGCCGTTGACCGTAGCGCAGCGCAACTCGTATGCAGTTACATTTTCATGCGTGATTTTTTTAGATGGCAGCGCAAGGCCAAAGGGCATCGTGAACAATAATTTGCCGTGACCAGCCCTACCTGAATCGACGATGACGGCATCGTTTGCATCATACAAGGCTTGCAGGTCAATTTTATGTTCAGCCAGTAGCGTGACCGTAGCATCCCAGTCGTCAATGTCTAAGGCCATCGTGCCGCTGTACGCATGGGCTAACCCGATACCGTAGCCCGTGGGTAGATCATTCTGATCCTTAAGCGCATTGGTTTTTATGTTCCATCCGGGTGTACGTGGCCCCTTTGTGCCTGCTGGAATGGGTACAAGAGACCAGCCGTGTCGTATATAGGCATCAATAGATGCAGGATGGGCTTGCACTGTGGTAGCTGTATTCATATAATGTTCCTGACACTAGCAGTTGTCATTTGTTTCATGGAAGTCTCCTCTTAGCCCCGTCTAATCCACGGGGCTTTTTCTTTGCTTAAAAAATATTTTTCAAACTGTTGCACAATCTTAGCACATCGTGCTACACTTGCGTCAACTGATTAGGAAATATTTATGGCAACCAAATCCAAAACCAAGTTTTTGACCGTGAGGCTCACCCCTTACGATCACAAAGCATTTCACCGAAAGGCAGAGAAGTACGGTAAGCCGTCCGATGTCATTCGTGAAATAATCGAGGCGTTCAGTCAAGACCGCCTTGTAATTCAACCACCTGTAAACGTAAAGGAATCTCTGTATGTCTCTCGAATCCAAAATTGAAGCCCTGACTGCTGCTGTCCAAGCCCTGACTGCTAAATTAGAGTCCGGTAATGTAGCACCAGCCGCACCCGTTGCACCAGCACCCGCACCTGTGGTAAAAGCAATGAATGTCGTAGTGTCAGCCCAAGAAGCCAAAAACTTCCCAGTGGGTACATCAATGCCAGCACCGCCTGTGTTCGTAGCACCTGTTGCAGCACCAGCCCCAGCACCGTCTATGTTCACTGACCCTAAAGGTTTGATTGACTATGTGATGGGCGCATACAAGGCACTTGGCCCACAGAAGGGCGCAAGCATCCAAGGTGTGCTGGTCGGCCTTGGCTACCAAAACATCAACGATGTCAAGCCCGAGCATTACGGTGACTTGTTCAATGGCATTGAAGCACTGAAATGAGCGCACACGCCCAGTTGTCCCCCTCGAAACGTAACCGTTGGGCGTTATGCCCCGGTTCGATTCGTGAGGAAGCAAAGTACCCCGAGCAATCGGGTGGCGCTGCTGCCATTGATGGCACACACACGCACACACTGTTAGAGGTGTGTCTCAAGGATGGTGATGTGGACGCATCGTTCCATGTTGGCGTTGAGATGGAAGATCACGAGGGGTTATTCGTGGTTGACAAAGAACGTGCAGCCCGTGTGCAGGTAGCACTGGACTACATTGACAAGCGCACCAGTGAGGGCAACATAACTTTGTTGTCTGAGTCCAAGGTTGACCCTGCGTTCTTGTTAGGCCGTGATGACCTATCCGGCACGGTGGACGTTCAGATCATTGGTGGTGGCGTTCTTGAGTTGATTGACTACAAGGATGGCATGGCTCCAGTAGATGCCAAGGGCAATATGCAGCTTGAGCAGTACGCCTATGGTGTACTGGCTGGCTACAAGTTGCCCGTCAACGGTGCTTACCCATTCGACACGGTACGCATGACCATCATCCAGCCTAAGTTAACTATGAAGAATATGAACCCGATTAGTTCTTTTGATGTGTCAGTCCGTGATCTTATGGCTAACATCGGTACAATCGTTAAGCAAGCTGCCGCTACCGATGCACCCGATGCGCCGCTTGTACCGGGTGAAAGTCAATGTAAATATTGCCGCGCAAAGGGTAACTGCTCCGCGCTGGCAAGTAACGTAATGAAGGAGGTGGGAATCATGTTCCAACCAATCGTAAATCAAACCCTAGATGTCGCACAGCAAAGTGCCGACAAAGACCCAACGGCTATGAATGACGCACAGATTCGTCAGATCATGGAAGCCGCCCCCCTGATGCGTCAGCTACTCGAAGGTGTGGAAAAAGAAGCCCTGCGCCGATTGAAAGCCGGACAGTCTATTGATGGACTGAAGCTGGTCAATGGTCGTGGCTCCCGTGCATGGGCATTGCCCGAGTCCGAGATCGCCGAGAAGCTGGTGAAGATGGGCATCCCCAAGACCGCAGTCTATGAAACCAAACTTGTCACACCAGCCAAGGCCGAGAAGTTGACATGGACTAAGAAGGATGGCGAAGTCAAGCAATTGACCGAACGCCAGTTGAAAACAATGGAGCAGGAATACGTGGTCAAGATGGCTGGAAGTATTACTGTTGTCCCCGAGTCTGATTCACGGCCTGCCGTGATTCTGAACGCTGCACCGATGTTCAGTGCAGTGCAAACGCCAGCAGTGGAGACACTGCCAGCATGGTTATCGTAATTTAATTGGAGTAATTTATGTCAGATATTATCTTTTTGTCAGATGTCCGTTTGTCTTTCCCCCACATCGCAGAACCCCAGAAGCAGGTCAATGAGGCTACTGGCGCACAGCGAATCAGCTACAACGCTGAGTTCCTGATGCCTCAGGATCACCCCGGCTTCAAGCAATTCATGGCACGTTACCTTGATATTGCTTTGGAGAAGTGGGCAGAACACGCTACCACTGTGATGAACATGATCCTTGCAGACCGCAAGCTGCGCTGCTTTGGTCGTGGTGAGGAGAAGGTCAACAAGAAAACCTTTAAGCCCTATGACGGTTATGCGGGTAACGTGTATCTCACTGCTGGTCGTGACCAAGCACCGCAGATGATTCAGGCCGATGGTCAGCCCGTTGACCCCAACAACACGATGGCGTACCAAGCCCTTGCACGCAAGATGTACGGTGGTTGCCGAGTCAATGCCGCCATCAAGCCTTGGCCCCAAGTCAACAAGCATGGCAACGGTATCCGCTGTGACCTGATCGCTGTGCAGTTCCTGCGTGACGATGTGGCTTTTGGTGAAGGTGCTGCCGATGCGTCAGGGATGTTTGGTTCTGTGGCTGGCGCACCCGCTGCTGGCTTTGCACCAGTGGCCCCAGCTATGCCCGGACTGCCATCGTTCTTAGCGTAATGTAATCGGGGGCTTCGGCCCCCGTCACCGAGTAAATGTAATGAGTAAGAATTTCAACACTGTCACGGATGGTAATGACGAGTGGCTAACGCCAAAGTACATTACAGATACACTTGGCCCATTTGACCTTGACCCGTGCAGCCCCGGTGACAGACGGCCTTGGGATACCGCTACATATCACCTCGATGAAGCAAACAATGGATTGGTTGCACCTTGGTTTGGTAAGGTTTGGTGTAACCCGCCTTACGGTCGAGAAACATTTAAGTGGCTGGCTAAACTGGCAGACCACAATGATGGCATTGCCCTTGTTTTTGCAAGAACTGAAACTGTTGGTTTCTTTGAGCAAGTATGGGAACGTGCGGATGCCATTTTCTTTTTCAAAGGCCGATTGAAATTTCACTTTGTTGATGGCACTGAAGCCGACACAGCAAATGCACCAAGCTGCCTGATTGCATACGGAAAACCCAATGTCGCAATATTAGAAAACTCAGGGTTCTCTGGGAAACTGGTGGTTCTTAAATGAGTAATGACTACTGCTGGGATTTGGAAACTTATCCCAATGTATTCACGATGGCAGTTGAGCATTGTGACGCACCCTTGAAGTGGGCGTTTGAGATAAGCCCGTGGCGCAATGACTCCAAGGCCATCATTGACTTTGTGATGTGGCTCAAGGGGTCTAACGCTAGGATGATCGGGTTCAATAGTCTTGGCTTTGATTACCCTATCCTGCACACCCTGCTCCGCATGGGCAACAGCGATGCAAACACCCTGTACCTCAAGGCGCAGGCCATTATCAACGGGCAAGACGGTGACGAGAGATGGCTGCACCAAGTTAACCCCAGTGACCGCTATGTGGAACAGATTGACCTGTTCAAGATTCACCACTTCGACAACAAGGCACGGGCTACCAGCCTCAAGG